AGTTAATGAAGAAATAATACAGTTTGAAAAAGAACTTGGTATATATTCTAATACGGCAACTAAAACAAGTTATACTTCTGGCGCAAAAACAGCCGTTGTTGGTGCTGCTGCTAAAGAAATAGCCGGAGATTACGTTTTTGGCTCTACTAACCGCCAAGCTATGCAAGTATTGGCAAAAACAACTTATCAACCGTTATCAAAAATGGCGCAACACATAGGGCGTTCAACACGTGATTATATGAAACGTGAAAATTTTGAAAACACTCAAACAGTATTAAAAGCTTTAGACAAGTTTGTGGATAGTGATTTTTTGCGTAAAACAGGTATTGAGGGAATTGGGGATGTAGTTGTTGGTTCTTCTTCTTGGCAAAAAGCCGCAAGAGAAATAAGAGATAAAATTATACAAAACGGTGCCATAAAAGTGCCTTATTACAATAAAAAAGGTGATGTTATCCGCTTTGTAGATGCCCAAGACTATGCCAAAATGGTTTCTCGTACTACAACAGCTAATGTATTTAGAGAGGGTGCAAAAGATAGAATTTTAGACACATTTGAAGATGATGGGGATTTGGTAGAAATTATAGGGGTTTCGCAGTTTGCTGATTCGCCTTGTGTGCCATATCAAGGCAAGATTTTAAGCCTTTTGGGTAAAACTAAAGGCTATACAACTATTGAAGAAGCTAAAGCAAACGGTTTATTCCACCCTAACTGTATTCATAACTTTGCTGTTACGCAAAAAGTTATTGATATTTATAAAGGTGAAAAAGAAGAAAAGCCAAAAGAACAAACAAATAAAGAGAAAAATAAAGAAGATTTAGAGCCAAAACTAGCTAAAAGTGAGCTTCTTAAGACTCTTGAAAGCAGTAATATTGAAAAAATACCAGTTAAGCGATTAAATAAACAATTAAAAACAGAAGAAATTATTGAGCGTGTAGGTGGTGGCGATATGACAAAGGGTTCTTGTTCTTCTTTGGCGTTTGCATATGCTGGTAACAAGGCAAATATGGATGTTTTAGACTTTAGAGATGGTAAATCTCGTGAGTTTTTCAGCATAACGAAAAATATTTTAAGTGTTGCTAAATTAGATGGGGTTGAAAGTTATATTGAAAAGAGTTATAATGATTATGTAGCTATTAATACCCTTTTAAGAAAGGTTGTTGATAACAAAGAATACTACCTTGCAACTGGCCGCCACGCAGCTGTTATAAGGAAAGTTGATACAGGATTTGAGTATTTGGAATTGCAAACATCCAATAATAATGGCTATAAAAAACTTACAAATGATGTATTGAAAAGAAGATTCTCTTGCCGAAAATCTTATACACGACACGGATCAAAATTTCAAATGTCGAGTGTAATAATAGATATCGAAACTCTTGCTCAAAATACAGAATTTAAAGAAATATTAGAATATATAAATACAGATGTTAATAAACAAAAGAAAGGAATAAAAGGCTTTGCTAAGTGATTTTTATAAAAATAACAAAAATGATGTTATTTGGTGGGCAGCCGATTTAGAATCAATTGGTGAACATCTGTTTAGTTTCGATAAGAAAAAAATATATAATTTATTTAGCGATTATCCACATAATTTAACAAAAGAAGAAATTGAAATTTTTGACAAAGAAAATCCTTATTGGTGCGATTTTTTTGCAGATAGAAAATAAATTTTCGTTATAGAACATTTAAGCCTTGCGTTAGCAGGGCTTTTTTGTTGCTTAATTTGCCCGTTTTGCAATCTGTCATAATCAACTCTGTACATAATAAAAGGAGCGTGAAGCTATGGCAGACAAAGAAAACGGTTCTCAAGGCGTGAGCGTTGAAGAACACCAAAAATTACAGGCAGATTTTCAAGCATTATCTGAAAGTTTTAAAACTCAAGGCGAGAAGTTGACAAAGTTAGAAGGGATTTTTAACGAAAGACAAACAAAAGTTCTTGACAAAGAGGGCATTTTAAAGATTTTAGGTATTGAAAAAGCACCTGAAAAACCAATTGGAGAGGTTTTAAACGAGAAGTTTAACACCCTTTCTGAAACAATTCAAAAACTTGAAGCAGACATCAAAACAAAAGATGCGAAATTAGCATTAAATGAGAAAAAAGCTCAAGTAACTGAACTTGCCAAAAAGTACAATTTCATTGATGTTGGCGATGTTTTAGGCGTGATTGACTATGATAACGCTAATTTTGATGAGCAATTAAAAGCCCTTGCAGAAAGTAAAAAGCACTGGGTACAGGCTGCCGATTACGGTAAATCTTTTGCTGGGGCAAAGCAAAAAGGAAACGACAAAGACGATCCCTTTTTGCAAGGTTTTGACAGTTAAAAATAAGGAGATTTTAAAATGGCTATTAATTATGCTGAAAAGTATTCTGCAAAAGTAGATGAAAGATTTAAATTAGCGTCATTGGTTGGCGCAGTAGTAAACAGAGATTACGATTTTACAGGCGTTAAAACAGTTAAAGTTTATTCAATTGACACAGCTGCTATGAAAGACTACACAAGAAGTGGTAATTCACGTTATGGCACTCCAGCAGATTTACAAGACACAGTCCAAGAATTGACAATTACTCAAGACAGAGCATTTACTTATGTAGTTGACAAAGGCGACGAATCAGAGCAAGCTGGTGCTAAAAATGCTGGCGTTGCTTTAAGACGTCAACTTGATGAAGTTGTTATCCCTGAATATGACAAATATGTTATTTCTAAAATTGTTGCTGGTGCTGGTACAACTGAAACAGCTGCAATCACAGAAGCTAACGCATACGATGCATTCTTAGACGGTATTGTAGCTTTAGACGAAGCAAAAGTTCCTACTGTTGGACGTGTAGTTTTGGCAACACCTGCTTATTGCAAAAGCATCAAATTAGACCCAGCATTTGTTAAAAATTCTGACTTAGGTCAAAAAATTACTCTTACTGGTCAATTTGGCGAAATCGATGGCGTGCCAGTTATTAAAGTTCCATCATCTTACTTCCCAGCTAACGTTCAATTTGTAATTACTCACCCAGTTGCTACAACTGCACCTGTTAAATTGAATGAATACAAAATCCACCAAGACCCACCGGGAATTTCTGGCGACTTGGCAGAAGGCAGAACATTATATGATGCATTTGTATTGAACAATAAAAAGGCAGCTATTTACGTTCACAAAGCAGCATAGGAAAGGAGCTTTATGAGAACATTTGCGAAAAATGAGAACATATTGCAAACAGATGACGCAATTATAGCTAGAGCGTTATTATCATCAGGTTATACAGAAGTGTTTGAAACAAAAAAAACAATTGAAGAACCTGAAAAGGTCGAAGAAATTGAAACACCTGTAAGAACTACGAGAAAACGTCAAAGGCTAGATGCAGAATAAGCGAGGGGGCTTATGCCCCCTTGTTTTAAATAAATAAAGGGTATAAAAATGCAAACACTTACAACAATTGAATATGCTGACAATTATTTTTTAAGTAAAATTGGTGCTGATGCGTGGTTAAATTCTGATATTGAAACTCATGAAAAGTTACTGATTGAAGCTTCAAGACGTATTTATGCATTGCAAGGCTTTAAATATACACCTGAATTGATTAATTTGCTTACGGTTATCCCTGAAGATTTGCAACAAGCGTGTTGTGAAGTTGCATTAAATCTTGCAGAATATTTAAGCAATGAAAATCCACACATTGTTAATAAAAGACTTGGCATAACTTCATTGTCGTTTGGTAATGATTCGGTGAGCTATGCCGAAAATAATATTAACAATGGTTTTGACGGTGCTGTATTTAATGATTATGCACAATCAATATTGAACAAATACATTATAAAGGGCTATCGTTATGTATAAACATCTTTTGTGTAATAAAGTAAATATACGTAAAATAAGCGGTTTTGACGGTTATAACGAGCCAATTATTGGCGATATTATAACAATCAATGGGAAGTTAGAATTTGGGAATAACAAAATAACTAACCGTAATGGCGAAGAAGTTGTTTCAACAGGACAATTAAGGCTTGTTGAAAGTCTTGATATTTACGATCAAATAGATGTACAAGGCGTATGGCGAAACATTATAGATATTATCCCGCAAGACGATTTTAGCGGGGATGTCTTATATTACGTAGTGTATTTTTAGAGGTTGATATGGCCAAGCATAAGGGGATTGAAATAAAAGGGTTTCAAGAAATCTATAAAAATTTAGGATTAATTGAAAGTGAAATTGTTGAATCAGCGTTTAAAGGTATTAAAAAGCTCGGTGAAGTTATACTTGGCGAAAGCCAAAAACTTGTTCCGGTAGATACTGGGACTTTAAAGGATAGTGGAACAACGCAAAGCAGTAAGAAAGACCATAGTGTAACAATTTCATACAATACACCTTATGCACGCAAGCAACACGAGGATAATACATTAAATCACCCTAGAGGTGGGCAGGCAAAATATTTAGAACGACCATTTAATGAAATAGCAGGCGAGGCAGAAAGCTATATTGCAAACGAACTTCAGAAAAAATTAAGGAAAAAATATCAATGACATTACTAGAAGATATTAAAAAACATTTGACTAATTACGGAATAACTGCACCGATTTATTTTAATTGGGCTTCGGAGAAAAACGGCGCAAATGATTGTGTTATTCTTTGGCTTTATGATGGTACACCTAATATGGTAGCACGAAACGCCAAAGTACAAATTACAGTTAAAAATAGTAATATGTTAAAAGCCGAAAAAATGGCGGATTTAATATATTCTATACTTTATCCTATGGGTCAATATAAAAAAGCTATTGAAATAAACGGCAAATTGATGCATATCGAGCCATTGCAAGAGCCTTTTTATAACGAAAAAGACCAAAATAACAGACATTGTTATGTTTTTAATGTGAATATCAATTACGCAAGATAAGGAGATTAACAAATGGCAATTACAACAGTTACTAAAGTTTACGGGGTAGATGATTTTAAATTATTCCCAATTACACAAGACGACGCAGAAGGCTTTGAATGTGGAGCAGCAATTGACGGCGTGGGTGTAAAACAAGTTTCATTAACTTTTGAAGCAGACGAAAAAGATTTAACAGGCGATGAAATGACATTAGACACAATTGCAAAAGTTAAATCTGTTACAGTTTCAACAGAAGTTGCGAAATTAAACCTTGAAGCATTGGCTTTATTTACAGGTGGAACATTAACAACTGATACTGATGCTGCAACTTTGTCAATTGGTTCAAATGCTTCTGGTAACCAAAAGTATTTTCAAGCACAATTCCAAATTAAAACCACTGACAATGAGGGTGGAGATTTGCATTATATCGTTTACAAAGCTAAAGCAACCGCTACACCAATTAACGGTACAGAGGACGATTATGCAACATTTACTATTGATTGTAAAGGCGTATATACAACATTTGCTGGGTTTAATGGCAATGAACAAAAACTTGTTGATATTAAATTAAACAAAACAGCTAAAGCTTTGGTAGCAGTAACAGCATAAGGAGTAAATAATGCTTGCAGATATTTTTAACACACCGGCAATAGTGAGTATTAATGGCAAAGAATATAAAGCAGAGTTCGATTTTGAAAGTTACGCAGTGCTTGAAACCTTAACCGGAAAAAGTATGCATAAAATATGCTCTCTGCTATTGCAAGAAAATTTACCTTTAAATGATAGTATCGAGCTAATTTGCTGTTCGCTTTTGAAACATCAAAAACAAGAAGATATGAAAGCAATACACGAGTATTTTCACACTAATTTATATGTGATAAGAGATCTTCTAAAAGATATTGCGGGTGCTTATGTTTCTCCGTTATTGCCACCTGAAGTGTATCAGGCAACTGAAGAAATTAAGAAATCCGAAAAAAAAAAGAAAGCGAAGAAGTAAAATTTGATTGGGTTGCAACATATTCAATAGCAAGAAAAATGTTGGGGTGGAGTGATTCCGAGTTCTGGAGTTCCACCCCTCGCAAGTATAACGCAGT